GCACAACATCGACCTGATGCGTATCAGGAACGAGGCGTGGAAGGAATATCGTTATGATTACGAGTGGGTGATTGTTTGCGATATGGACGAATTTTTATGGCATCCCGACCTGAAAAATAAACTGGAAAATTTCCGGAAAAAACTCTGCGTATCTATTCCACGGGTAGAGGGATACCAAATGTTCGCCGAAGATTTTCCCGAAGCCGACGGATCGCAGATTTATGAAAAAGTCGGCCGCGGGTTTGCCGACCCCGAACACCTGAATAAGTTTATGATATTTTCGCCGAAGGGCGTCGACATAAACTACGATCCTGGCTGCCACACCGCACAACCCACAGGCGATGTGCATTATTCTACGGACGAAGATAAACTTTATCTCCTACACTACAAATATGTCGGCTACGATTATTTCATCGACAAGAATAAAGCGTTAGCCGCCAGAGTCGGCGATGATGATAAGGAACGGCATTGGGCGTTTCACTACGAACAGGATGCGAAAATGACAAAGGAAGAGTTTATGAAATTTGTAGAAAAAACCAGGCAAATAGTCGGTAATGAAAAAAGAATACCTGTCGACTGGGAAGCCATGCGTCGGGAAAGCGATTACATTTATTATGAAATCATGCACGAAAATCAATACCAGGTCAAGAAGGAAGATTTCGTCGGGAAAAATGTAATCGATGTCGGCGCAAACACGGGAATATTCAGCCTATTGGCTTACGAATCGGGTGCGGAAAAAATCGTCGTTGTCGAACCGAACCCCGAAACACTAAAACTCTTGCATAAAAATACGGAGGATAAAAAAGAAATAACCGTATTGGAAAAAGCAGTCGGCCTGAGTGACGAAGGGTTCGTGGAAGTATGCAAATGGGATGATTGGACGCCCATCGACGGAAAATGCTATACGAAGAAAACCGAACAGGGAGTAGGCACGGTGACGATGGATACCCTGGTGAAAACAGTTGGCGACGATAGGCCGATTCTGCTGAAGGTGGATTGCGAGGGCGGCGAGTATGATTTATTTTATGGCGCATCCCTGGAAGCATTGTCGAAAATCAATACAATTGTCATCGAAATGCACCAAGATGTCCCTGGTAGGGAAGGCCAGAAAAATCTTATCGAACCTTTGCGACATTTTATCACTTCGCTGGGATTCAAGGAGAAATTCGCATGGGAGTATGTGCCGAAAAAGGTATGGATATTCAGGTTCGACCGTATCACGCAAACATACAAGCCCAACAGAAAAAATATTGAAGTGACTGTCGGCATACCCACGAAGAACAGGTGTTTTTCCACTTTGCCGATAACATTATTATCAGTTATCACCCAGACGCACAAGCCGAAAAAAATCATTATCGTGGATGATAGTGATACTGAAAAAGATGGCAAGATGAAGGATTTGCGCAACGATCCCATGTATCAATATTTCTTCCCGATGTTGGCGAAGAAGGGCATAGAGTGGGAAGTCGTATTCGGGCCGAAAAAGGGGCAACATCATAGTCACCAAATTATTATGGATAAGGCGAAAACGGAGTTTGTATGGAGACTAGATGACGACGAATATGCTGAGCCGACGGCATTGGAAAATCTTGTTGCGGAGATGAAGGCCGGCGTTGGCGCAGTCGGCGGATTGGTACTCGATCCGAAGGTATCGCAGAAGGCGCCGCCAGGATACATGAATCATAATAAACTGGCTGATATCAAGGCGCGGGAAAATACGCAGTGGTTGATGCACCCACCTGGGCGGACGATGGAAGTGGAGCATTTGTATTCCAGTTTTCTGTATCGCAAGGTGGAGGGGATAGGGTATTGCCTGGAATTAGAAAAATGTGCCCATCGTGAAGAGACTATTTTTTCGCATGAATATGTCAGAAAGGGATACAAATTAATAGTTACAACCTCAGCAATAACCTGGCACTTCCGTAACCCCGAAGGCGGAATAAGATCATATTCTGACCCAAATTTATGGGCTCATGATGAAGAAATTTTTAAAAGAAAATTAGAATCTTGGCAAATTGATATGGAGGGGAAGAAGCTCTGGATTGCAGATTGTGGTATCGGAGACACAATTGTGGCTATGGAGTGGTTGCCAGAATTATTAAAAAAATATCAGAATTTAATAATAGCCACATATTATCCAAGTTTATTTAAAAAATTCCCCAATGTTAAAATCCTGCACCCGTGGCAGGCTAAAGATATTTTAGGGCAAAAGGTCGCAGAATTGCAAAATGTATACAAATTACTCTGGGATGAAAGCGCAAAAGGAAATAAACTGACATTAAAAGAAGCTTACCGAATTTTAATGCTTGAAAAATTATGAAAACAATAAATAATAGTGAAGGACAGGGATCATTACCTTTCCAAGATGCTTATCCCATTTTGGATTACTTCACTAATAAATTTAACTGGGATAAGGAGTTGAAGATGAATCAAGAAGTTGGAACAATTTACATCAGTATTAATTTAATAAATGTAAAACAATATGTGGGGCAAACCATAAGAGAATTAAAAAAAAGAATAAACGATCATAAATATGGAAATACAAGCAACTCTTATTTTC